GAAAAAACTTTCAAAATAAGTATACCCGAAGTTCAAAGAGCGATGATGTTTTTACTAGACCAAAAGAAATGGTGCTTGCTAGTCAACTTGATGAAAAACGCAGAAACAGACTAAAAGATTGGATTACTTTTTATAGAAGAAATATTCAGTACTTCGTAAAACATTATCTTGGAATAAAATTACATTTTTATCAATCAATTTGGATTTATTTGATGGCAGTAAGCGATTCATTTGTAGCTATATGTAGTCGTGCCACCGGTAAATCTTGGCTTCTTGCAGTATTTGCTTGTGCAAAAGCTATTTTATATCCTAGGTCAGAAATAGTAATATGTTCCAGCACAAAGGAACAGGCAGGAATTATTGTTGGAGATAAAATTGTAAGTTTGATGGCAATTAGCCCCAATTTATCCAGAGAAATAAGCAATAT